GGATCATACAAATATATTTTTTTTCATTTTTTCTATTTGTTAAAAACATTTTATGAATGCGAAAGGACTTCATATATAAAACTTTTTTCATTTTTTTTCAAAAATAAAAAAATAAACAGGTTAGGCCATTCTGGTTCACCAGAATCTCCTTTCCCATAAACTAATATCAAAAATGACATCAGTTTATGAACTATAGATTACATTGGATTACGCCAAAAATTATAAATTTAATGGATCATACAAACATTTTTTTTTTCATTTTTTATATATAAAAAATTGATATTTATATTCTCATCTATATCTATATATTAATTATGATATATATAGATGATAATAGATATTGATCCAACAATTATATACTTTACTCATAGTCGTATTAGAAAGAGTTTTACTGGATGCAATAAAACTTTAAATGATACATTACAAGAAATCATTAATTCCAAAATTAAACCATCTGACTTACCTATCATAACGGTATATTATGATGGAACAAATTATTTTTCACAAAATAATAGACGATTATGGATATTAAAAGAATGTATTAAATTAAAATTGATTGATAATATAAAAGTTTTGATAAAAAAAATAGGCAATAAAAGATATATAGCATCTAATTGTTCTCTAACTGCTAAACAATGTATGAACTAAATATATTTATTTATTTATAAAAAAAAATTATTCCCACCATCTATTTGCTTGTTCAAGTGTTATGTCAGATGGAACATTATTATTTTTTTTTATAAATGGAGTAATTCCATTTAACACAGTTGGATATTCAAGTGCAAACATTTGTTTAATATCAGATGACATATTCATGATTTTTTCATTTAAAACATATCTTCTTCCATCTTTATCTATATTTGAATATTTTCTGTTCAGATAATGACAATTTTCAATTCTATCATCTTCCAAATATTTTAATTCTTTTAGGACAGTCTGATCATTAATTTTTGTTTTTAAATGTTCTTCCTTGTATAAATCTTGAATTGCAATCATATATTTGTCAAATAATGACTTGTTTTTTAGTTTGTTAAATTCTGATTCCAATGTTGATATGCGAGTAAGTAATTCTCCAACACGACTAGTTGATTCTAAATTTAGTTGTTCTAATGCTTCTATTCGAGATTTTAATTCTGCATTTTCTTTTTTTAATAATTCAATTGTCATGACATGATTTTCTTTAATTATTTCTAAAGTTTTATAATCATTTGTTAATAGTGTTAGTTTTATTTTTAATTCATTATTTTCATCTATGAGTTTATTATATTCTGTTTTATTAATAACTATTAGATCAATCCCAACTTGCATTACATTTTGTGAAACACTGTTCATAATATATATATATATAATTAATTTATATATATTGTATATTATAGAATTAATTTATCAATTTTTATATATAGAAAAAATTGATAAATTAATTGTATATATAGTCTATAATTAAATGACTTGTATATTTTGATGGTTAATTACAACTTAGCAATGGATCCATATAACGGAATGTTAAATGGATTGAAAAGATTTGAAAGGATACAAGTGACACAGCATATAGACTTGATGTTTAAATACCTTCAGAGCAAGGTGGCGATAATATTGCCACAAGCTATGAAAGTAGATATGCTCGAATTTTTTAATGAATTTAGTTTTAATAAAAAATTCTTGAGTGGTGTTAGTTTGGAAAAGCGTCGTGAGACAGCATTATACAAGATACTTGATATATTTGCTCGATTAATTAACGAGGATATTAAATTTATGTGTTCAATGAATGAATTTTATTATAGTTTAAAAAGTTGGAGCCGTTATGTAGATGAGGGTCATGGTTCTCGTCCTGACAATGAATTATATGAACTTTGTAAAATTTTAAATCAGTTTGACGATTATAAATATATTGTTAATATTTCTAAATTAGAGATGCAACGGTATATGGATGATTTAGAACTTGAGATGATTAATTTTGTAAGAACATTACTAAAATATAATCTTATAAAATTTATTGAAGTTGAACCAGATTTAGATGATGAGTTGATTGGAGCTTAAACATTTTTTTTTATATTAATCAAATAAATTTATAAATATACAGTTCTTTTTTTATATATATAAATAGTATTTAGAAATATTATTTATTAACTAATTATAGTATGAACTTCACAAATCCAATCAATATCAATAATAAAAACAAATATATTAATACAGATGCTATATTAGATGAAGTTAATTATTCTACAGCAACAAATAATATAGATGAAGATTATTCAATAGTAGAGAATTGTAATATGTCAGTAAGTCCTCCGAATGTTGATTTTTTACAGACGCATATAAAGTCAATGTATCCGACATCTAGACAATCATGGACGAAAGATAATTTAATGGATAAATGCATATTATGTTCAATACAATTTACATCGTTTAATAGAAAACATCATTGTAGAGCGTGTGGAGGAATAATATGTCATAAATGTAGTACAAATAAAATTATCATACCGGAAGAAATAATAAAAAAACCAGATATTCCAGATGATATATACACAAAAATTTCATTATCAGTAAATAATATATTAACATCAAATAATACAAAAAAAGAGAGAATATGTGACATATGTTATATAAAAATACAACATTTATTAGATGCGAGAACATATATAATGATAGCAGAATATTTAGATTTTAATGATTTACACATGATATATAATGTATCAAAAAAATGGAGGAATGCGTCCATTCATTTATTATCAAAATTTAGAACAATACAATATCAAAATATAGACTACAAATATAATAAATGGGAATTTAATATATTATATTTATTACAACCATCATTAATGAACCATACTAATTGGTTAATCTGTTTAATTAAATGTATGATACAAAATTATTATGATAATCTCGCTAATAATTCTGTCATATCAAAGTTAATAGATCAAATTAACTCAAAAGAAGTTATAAAAAATAAAATACCTTGTACTAAATTAGTATGTAATCGTAGATGTAAAATTCCATTAGATGTATCTGATATCTGTGATATTATAAAATATATAGCAATCTTAAATCTAAAAAATAATATATTTTGGTCTTCTGAAGAATTACAAAATTTGATTTTAACAATAATCTCAAATATTACTAACAATTTATTAACTCAACAACATATTGTTTTATTCAGTTTGATTTTAAGATTACTATTATCAACAATTAACAATATTAATGAAAAAAATATTATTTTTATTAATAAATTACTTTTAAAACTGACTAATAATGATCCAAAAATATTGATCCTATTAGGGTTTGAAGTTAATTATGTTAATAAAATTCAGACAACATATCAACCAATACAAACAACATCATATTTTAGTTCATTTTTTACAAAACCAAAAGTTGAAGATGTTAAAGAAGTAATTGGAATAAAAAATTTTAGCAAAGTAATAAATGATTATTTGACAAATAATTTAGATTCAAAAAATAGAGAAATATTAAGTAGAACGATTACTACTTTATGCTCTATACAAAAAAAAGGTTCATTACCTATTTTTTATCCATTTGAACCATCCTATCTTATCACTAAAATTGTTAAAATTACAGAATATACTAGTGCATCTAAACCTCTATTAATTGAAGCAATTATTGAACCTATTAATCAAATTATTGAAAAAAGAAGACCATCTACAAATGAAGAATTTATTGATAGATCTAAAACTATTAAATTTATTATAAAAAATGATGTATCAGTTCGTAAAGAACATGTAGTTTCTTCTTTGATAGAAATATTACATAATAAATTAATAGATCAATCAAATAAAAAAAGATTGGATATATTTGAGAAGATACCGACATATAAGATAATAATGATTGACAAGACGATTGGTATAATAGAATTTGTTGAATCAAGTTATACACTTGGACATTTGAAATCAAAGAACATATCAATCTTAAATCATGTTTTAGAACATAATAGAATGATAACGGTTGATTTAATTAGAAATAGATATGCAAAAAGTTTGGCAATATCAAGTTGTATATCATATATATTAGGATTTGGTGATCGTCATTTAGACAATATAATGATAAATAAAGATGGTCTTATTTTTCATATAGATTATGGTTATATTGCAAACAATCCAATAACAAATATTTTTTCAGCGCCTATTATTCGTATTACTTACGAAATGATTGAATGTTTAGGTGGAGAAAATAGTGTTGACTATAAAATATTCAAAAATTTTATAACTGATGTTTTTAATATCATCCGTCTATACACAAATATTATTCTTAACAATTATTTTGTTCTCGGTTATGAAAAAATTGTTGAATGGGACGATTTTAAAAATAAAATAATAGATCGTTTTATGGTCGGTATGAGTGGTAAAGAAGTTATTATTTCATTAGACAATGAAATAAAAAATAGTTATAATAGTTTTAGTAGTTTTTCTGTTGATCTGTTCCATTCTATAGGATCTTTAAAATCGTATCTTACTTCTTAAATTTACCTTGCTTGATACCAGCATGTGGGATTATTATTGGGTAATACACCTCTCACTGGACACATCTTCACACTCTGTCTATATGCTTTAGAACCAACACCAATACATGGTTCATAAGGACGACTTGGATCGGGATTTTCAGCAAGTACAGTATTAGGAGGACATTGAACGAATGTTTCCTTTTTTGTAAAAATATAGTATAAAAGAACAACCACAAGGCCGACTAAGACAACTAACTTATCCATATATATATATTTATATATATAGATAAAAATTAATTCCTATAATATTATAATATTTATATTTTAGTAATTTTTATAAAAAAAATATTTTTAATCAAATCTATTTGAACCACATATCTCACACAATCTTCCAAGTATATTATTATTCTCAAAAGTACAACAAACACAATTCCATCTATTATCATAATTCATATTTCCATTCAATAAATATTGATGATATCTAACATATTTTTGTAACAATACTATTTTCTCTTCAAATATATTTTTAGACTTTTCTAATCTATTTTTTATATCAATTAAAAAATTATACACATCTAATGATACACATTGATTTATTCCATAACATATTATTAACCACATTATAATATTATCTTTTACCATCATATTTAAATAATTATATATTGTTTCAACATTCGCATTATTTAATAATTTGCATTCTGATAAAAATTGTTTCAATACTGATACAACAGATGGACTATTAATTACATTGTCTATTTTTAAATTATAATCTATATACTCATTTTTTTTTTCAATTGATGGTAATATTAATTGACATAATGTATTTGTATCTGTTTCGAAATTAATTAAATTTAAACATATTGGATTAAAAGTTGTTTTATTTAATAAGTCCATTAAAAAATTTCGATCCATCATGTTAAAATGTATTTGGATTAAATTGAATAAATCACTATAAGAATATTTATTGATATCAAACATTTTTGTCAATAATTTTTTATCTATAAATTTGATTATGTTCGAATATTCACTTGTATTGCATCCATATTGTAAAATATTCCAATGTATTAATTCTTTTTTAATATTATTGCTCTCTAAATTAATATAATTATTTGTTAAATATTCAAATGCTAATTCTGCTATTCCCAATTCACCTCTAATACACGATTTTATATAATTTTGCATCGTATTATCGATTGATGGTTTGTATTTATTGTAATAATATATTTGTCTTAATAAATTATATTCTTCTTTAGATGATAAATTATATTTTATTAATGTATTTACACCAATATCTATCATGTTTATATTTGTTGAATGTTTAAAATAATTATTAATTATGAAAGCGCGCCTCTTGCATAATTCTGGTAGAGAAACTAATTCATCCAAACATTTCATTGAATTGTCAAGGTCCAATGGATCCAATGCATATTCCAATATTATATTTGATGTATCTTCATAATTTGTCAAAAATTCTTTCAAAGTTAAATTGAAACTCATCTTATACTGTATGTTATATTATATACTTTATATATAATATAATATAATATTATCAATTTTTTTATCAATCTTATATATAGATCTTATGGAAAATTTTTTTATTCAAACATTTTTATTAACACTTTTGTTTATTTCAGCCGGATTTGAAAAAATAAATGATTTTAGTAAAACAGTTAATGGTCTAAAAAATAAAGTTAATCTAGATATTGACTTTGATTTATATAAATTAGCAATTATTATTGTTATTATATTGGAAATATTTGCACCATTAATAATCTTAAACTCTATACAATCTAAAAAATATTATAAACATGCATATTATGCTACATTATCTTTAATAATATTCACTGTATTAGCAACTTATTTGTATCATTTACCTGCAACCGGATCTAATTATTATAAAATTTTATCAAATATAGCTCTAATTGGTGGTCTATTATTATTAAGTGATAAATTATTAACAAAAAGCCAACAATCTAATAATTAATTTTTATTATTAAAGTAAGTATAAAAGAAAATTTTTATTAATTGATTAATCAATCATAACAACAATATTGCCATTATTATTGATATTATTATTGATATTATTATTGATATTATTTTGATGATCGATTAAGTTATCAATTTCTAGATTGATATGTGTCAGTAAATTATTAACACAATTTACTATTTCATTCAGTTCATTATCATTCAAAACATTATTATTATAAAAATATTGGTTTAGAAAATATAATCTATCATATGAATTCTTATAAATATTAAGATTATTTAGACGATTTTGGACGCTATTTAAATCATTAATATATAGATTATTAATACGATCTAAACAGTTGCGAACATTATCAAATAAGTCATTTCGATTAGAATTATAAATACCATTATGAATTTCATTAATTGCATTATAGATGTTAAAATAGTTTTGGTTCATTTTGTAATATATACAATTATATATATTATAGATATGTCAGGAAGAAAAATAATCAATTTTTTTTTATATATATTTAGATCATTATTAGGAGTGTAATAGATACACCTTCAGGAATAGTTCCATTTTGAAAAAATACATGACCTGTAATTAGATCATTTTGGTTTAGTGGTATATTAACTGATTTAGAATTAGTGACAGTTAGAGAGCCATCAGCGATTACGACAGTAATTCCGGAGTCAATACCATTGACATAAATATTGGCTGTATAACTTATATTATTTAATAATTTTTTTATACTAAAAGATACTGAGGAAATAGTACAATCAGATGGTATAACTACTGAATTTTGTTCTATTTTATTTGATGCAGAACCAATACCAATATAATCTTTTGAATTAACTGGTGATGCACTAAATAGAGTTAGGAAAGTTTTAGTTGTGCCTTCATCACCTTTTTCACCTTTCTCACCTTTCCCGCCTTTTTCACCTTTTTCACCTTTCTCACCTTTTTCACCTTTTTCACCTTTTTCACCTTTTTCACCTTTCTCACCTTTTTCACCTTTTTCACCTTTTTCACCATCATTACCATCATTACCGTCATTACCTTTTTCACCTTTTTCACCTTCATCACCTTTATTACCTTCAGGGCCATCATGACCTTGTGGACCGATTGGACCTTGTGGACCTATTTGGCCAGCTGGACCGACATTACCTTTTTCGCCTTTGTCACCTTTGTCACCTTTGTCACCTTTGTCACCTTTATCACCTTTTGCTCCTTCAGGACCGATTGGACCGATTGGACCTTGTTCTCCATCTTGTCCTATATCACCATTTGATCCTCGATCACCTTTATCACCTTTTTCACCTTTTAAACCTTGAGGACCGACACATCCTGGATTTCCATTCATACCAGCATGTCCGCGTTCTCCTCGATCGCCTTTACAGCCTTTATCACCTTTAGGACCAATATCACCGCACGGACCTTTTGGTCCAATTGGTCCAATTAAACCTTCTTCACCTCTTAAACCACATTCACCTTTATCACCTTTATCTCCCTTGCATCCTTTTTCTCCTCGTTCTCCTTTACATCCATCATTTCCTTTAATACCTTTGGGTCCTTGAGGACCAATATCACCTTTAGGACCTTGAGGACCACGAATTCCATCTTGACCTTTTAAACCATCTTGTCCTGACTCACCACGATCACCTTTTTCTCCTCTCATACCACAATCACCACGATCACCTTTATCACCTTTTGGACCCATAGGACCACAAGGTCCTTTAGCTCCATCTAAACCTGCTTCACCTCTTTCACCACAGTCACCTTTATCTCCTTTAGATCCAATATCACCTTTTGGACCCATTGGACCTTGAGATCCTCGTTCTCCTCGTTCTCCTCTTTCACCACAAGGACCTCGATCGCCTTGTTCCCCTCTACATTTACAATTACAATTGCACTCATCTTCATCAATT